GAACAGCGAAACAGAACTAGTGGAGTTTTTGAAAGAGGTGCAGCGGAAATGACAAAACGGGAAGTAATTGAAGAACTCGTTAAAAATACTTCCGGTCCGGTGACAATTAAATATTTGGCGAAGTTAAGCAGGAGCCAGAAAGCTACGGTTAATTGCATTATGAATGATATGCAGGATGAACTGCTTGTAGAATGCATCGGAAAACTGGATCAGGAAAGATTATATCGTCCGACGGTGCTTTTGACCCGTCCTCCGTCCTGCAAATCCTGCCGGGAAGGAATATGGCCAGTAGAGATTGATGAGGTAAGGCAAAAGATAAAATATGGCAGCCTGGTGGTTATAAGAGATAGGGATGGTGTATTAAATGTGGAAAAGGTGGATAAGTCATACCCATATCATTGCCATATGCAGAGCGGACACAGTTATACATGGGGCGAGATGGTGCAGTTTGATAGATTAGGGAGGATACAGAATCATGGAAAGATTAACAGAATTGGATGAGAATGGGAATATCCGGGTAAAAGCGTTTAATATTGAGAATGTTAAATCAGGAAACTGGAAGGTTATGATTAATGAAATGTATGAATTGCAAAAGAGATTATATGCCTACGAAGAAACGGGGCTTTCTCCAGAGCAAATTAAAAATCTGAATGAGTTTGAACGTTCACAACTCGTTAAACTGCTCAAAGAGCTGGCGGCAGAACGAGTTAAACATCATTGGATTCTGCCAGAAACGAAATTGCCGGAAAGCGGAGATTCAGTGCTCGTTACGGTGTCAGGGCATTTTGGTGGAATGATTTTTCAAGATGCTTTGGAATTGGCTGTATATGATCCAGTTGTTGGATGGATTGTAGATGGATATCCAGAATGGGAAGAACCGGAGGTAAAAGCATGGATGTATCTGCCGGAGGCATATGGAAGCAACGTGGAACAGAGTGGTGTTTTTGAGGCGGAGGGAGTGGATGCCACTAAGGAAGCGGTATATCCGGAGTGGAAAAGAAAATTGATGCAGACGTTCCTTGGCAGCAGGAGAGGATGAATGAAAAATGAAGCAGTCGTATGAACAGGGAAAAAGGATGAATTTATTGCATGGCCTTTATGATGAGCAAACGGGGCAGCAGGTGCCGGGGGTTTATTCCTATGCAGAAATAGGCAGAATGATAGGACGTTCCATTTCGGCGGTCAAGCTGGCGGACGATGAGGAACGGCTAATTGTTGGGCGTTACCGGATACTTCCGGATCCGATACTAGAAGAATGGAATAGAGCAAGATTTCAGATTCTGCGTTATTGTAAAAGAAAATAAAGAAAATAAGGAGGTGGTGCCGTTGGACAAACAGATATTAGAGCAGTACATAGATGCCTGCGTCCTGGTCAAGGAGACACGGGCGGAGCTGGAAAAGCTTAGGAGAGCGAAGAAGCGGCAGGAACAGGATGCTGTTAAAGGATCAGCGCATGAGTTTCCATACACATTGCAGACGTACCGGATCGAGGGACTAGCGTATGCATCAATGCAAGAGCCAGGCGAAGAGGATCGCCTGGAAGAAGTGTTAAAAGAACGCTTACGGAATGCGGCGCGGATAAAACAGGATGTAGAGGCGTGGATCAACACGATTCCGGTGCGGATGCAGAGGATCATCCGGTATCGAGTGTTCGAGGAACTACAGTGGGCGGAAGTAGCCACTAAAATGGGGCGTAAGGCTACACCAGACGGAATCAGAAAGGAATACGAAAATTTTATGAAAGTGGCGTAAGTTTTTCCGTTTTTTCCTGTTTTTCCGTTTTAGATTTGCTATCATGTATCATGAAGCTAAAGGCTTATAGCTGACAGCTTCAACGGACACGCTTGCAAGAGCGTTGAATACTCCTCCGTATATACTTCAATCCCCGCTGGACAGTGACCCCGGCGGGGAACCCCCTGGGGCGTAGCTCAGTCGGTTAGAGCAGCTGGCTTATGTCCAGCGTGTCGAGGGTTTGAGTCCTTCCGTCCCGATTTGGCGGTTGTTTGGCGGAGCAACATGCCGATCCACTTGCGTTGTGATTCATAATAATATCCTTTCGAGAATGGCACCTGTCGCGAAATGGGTGCCTTTTGCTATGAAAAAAGCCGGCTTATTCAGCCGACTCGTTTCTGCATAAGTCATCCAGGGTAACGCCCAGAGCATTAGCCAGCTGGATGGCGGTTGATACGCGGCAGTCATTACGGTTTTCAATTTCCTGGATTGTTCGGCGCGGGACACCGGACAGTTCGACTAGCTTCGGAACGGATAGACCGCGTTCAGTGCGTATTTCTTTTAGACGCATGGAAACACCTCCATAATTTAGGAATCACATCAGCAAGGACAAGGATAGACATACAGGCTGTAAAAATACAGGATGGGATAGACCAGTCCGAACCGATTGCAAATATAAGAGAGCAAAGTAAGAGTACGGTGGTTAAATGGATTTTCATTTTACATTTTTAATCGGATATGATAAGATTTTGGGAGGGGAGATTTCTCTCCCCTGTCATTTACTTGAGCGCTTTTATCAACTCTGCGATTGACATTATCAATGCTGCGGTGGCAGCCACGGCTTTGATAAGCAGATTGAGGAAGCGCTCTAGTTGTTTGCGTTTCTTTTTCTTACCCATCCGATACTCTCCTTTCCTTTTGATAATATAATTATAGCACATAAAATGGTGCTAGTCAATACGAAAAGCACATAAATTTGTGCTAAACAATATGAAGTGGCATCCGGAAAGCGGGTGCTCTTTTCTTATGCCGGGAGGTGATGTGATGATATATAAAAGATGCCCGCACTGTAAAAAAAGAGTGCCGGCAGGAGAAAAATGTGGGTGTGGGTATAAACGGGAGTATGCACCGCCAGAAAAAACGCGGAGGCTGTATCACTCTGCCAGATGGCAGAAGATAAGAAATACAGTTATTGGATTCTATTCTGGCATTGATCCATACGCACAGAAACATGGAAGAATCGAATATGCTTTTACAGTCCATCACATTGTGCCGGCAGAAGAAGATCCGGATCGCTTTTGGCGTCTGGATAATCTTATACCTTTGTCCAGAGCATCGCACGATGAGGTGCATGGACGCTACAGGGCATCGGATGAGGAGAAGAGGAAAGCACAAGAGGAGCTTCGATCGCTTTTGAAGCTTCCTGATTGGGCTGCCCAGGGGGGCGCGGAAAAGTAGCGGTATTTCAGTCGTAGACCGCCGCTCCTCTCTTCTTTTCGCAAATTTCCCTTTTGGGGGTCAAAAAAGGAAGGTGATGATATACATGGCCAATAACAGAAAGGTGCTGCAGCTTAGTTCAAAGCACAGAACAAAGGCGGAAAAGGCGCGTAGAGAATATGAAGAGTCGCTGATACAGTCGGATGGCGCAGATCTGGATGATGTAACTGCATCACAGTTTGTGAATACGACTGCCCGGAAGGAATACGAGAGAGCTTTGAAGCGTCTGCGCGAGGAAGTGGGAATGGTTGGAAATCTGAACAAATCGGATCTGCTGAATTACGCGAATAGCTATGGCCGCTATATGGATCTGGTAAAAGAAGTGCGGAAAAAAGATTTTGAGTATATAATCTGGACACGCAGCGGTCCGAAGCCGAATCCATTGGTAAAAATGATGGATGAAGCGCGAAGAGATATGGCGGAGTCATCCAGGCGTTTAGGAATGACATTGGACGGTCAGCTGAAAGCAGCACACGCGAAAGCAACGCAGGAAGAGGATCTGAAAAAGGTCTTTGGTGACTTCTGATGACCAATAAAGAGGAGATTATTCGGTACTGCGAGGAATGCATTTCCGGTGCGATTCCATCTGGGAAGAAACACGTGTGGGCTTGCAAACGATTTTTTCGAGATCTCGAACGTGTAGGAACGCCAGATTTTCCATATATTTGGGATGAGCAGAGAGCGGATCGCATTGTGAAATGGTTTTCGCTTTTGAAACATTCCAAGGGTGCGCTGGCCGGAACGCCGATAGAGCTGACTGCATGGCAGAAATTCCGGGAATGTCAGATATATGGCTGGATTCACCGGGAAACCGGCAGAAGACGGTTCCGAAAGGCGTTTACGGAAGTTGGGCGTAAGAATGCGAAGTCCCAGATGGAAGCGGGCGAGGCACTGTTTGAACTTGCAATCACATCCACGCAGAATAACGAGGTAAATGAGATTTACACCGCTGGAGTCAAGCGGGAGCAGTCAAAGATTGTATTTAACGAGTGCGATTTGATGACGCGTGGCTCCCTGATTCGATCGAAGTTTAATTTCAAGCGGGATTGTATTGAGCATATCAAAACAGGGTCTTTTATAAAGGCGCTCTCAAAAGAGGATGGAAGATCCGGAGATGGTACAAACCCAGCTTTTTTGATTATCGATGAGTACCACCAGCACCCGACCACAGATTTTTATGATTTGGCGCTTGGTTCCAATACGAAGGAGCCGCTGATGTCCATCATTACGACAGCCGGAAAAGACCTGACATATCCATGTTTTACACAGGAATATGACTATTGCGCAAAGCTGCTGGATCCGGATGTCGATGTCTTTAATGATGAGTATTTTGTTGATATCTGCGAGGCGGATCCGGGGGATGATATCGGCGCAGAAGATACCTGGAAGAAAGCCAATCCGATTCGAGCATACTTTCCAGAGGGATTGCAAAAAATCCGGGAGGATTATGAGGTTGCCAGACAGATTCCGGAAAAGCTGATTGCGTTTATGACGAAAATTCTGGATATGTGGGTGCAGGCGAAAGATAACGGGTACATGGATATGGCCAAGTGGAAAGCCTGCGAGGTAAAAGAACTTCCGATTGATGTTACTGGACGGC